CTTTCGGCGGGTTTTGATTCTCGGCACCGTGGTTGGCGGAAGTCGAATAAAACGGGCGTGTTGACGGGTGGCGCGAAGTGGGTGTCAACGCAGGTTGATCCGGAGAAGTCGACGCTGATTGATTCACGCAATCAGTCGGTGCTTGATATCTGCCGGGCGTTCAATGTGCCGCCACACTTGCTGGCGATCACTGACGGCTCGAGCTCGTATGCGTCGGTTGAGCAGACAAACCTTGCATGGGTTACCCACGGGCTCCGACCAATCATTCAAAAAATTGAAGGCGCGATGACGCCGTTAATGGCGCGAACGCCTGGCGGAGAAAACGCGTTTCTAAAGTTCAATCTTGACGGGCTGTTGCGCGGCGATATCAGCACGCGGGCGAGTTTTTACGCCTCCGGATTACAAAACGGTTACCTGGCAATCAATGACGTTCGACGCATTGAGGATCTAAGGCCGATCGACGATCCCGCTGCCGAGACGGTGCGCGTTCCGTTGGCGAACATAAACATTGACGCTGCCGACCTCTCGAGCACCCAGGTGCGTGTGCAGATGGCCCTCCAGCTTGTGCAGGCCGGATATCAGCCGGAGCAGGTGCTAACAAGTCTTGGCTTGCCTGAAGTTCCGCACACCGGAATTCCCTCGGCGCAACTACAACAAGTCCCGATAGAGCCGGTACACGTTGAACCATTGACACCGGATCACATTAACGCTCCAGATTCGGTTGTGGCCTAATGCCAATATTTTCTAGTCAACTGAGTATCGGCACGGTGCCGTCATTGGTCATTTCTGAGGATGATATGGCTCAGGTGGCGTATTTGTACAACTCGCAGAAAACGGAAAACCAAAACATCTTTATTGGCGGTTCGGCGAGCGTCACGATCACGACTGGTCACCATTTGGCGCACAGTAGCGATCTGACGGTCACTCTTGGCCCGCAGGATCAGTTGTGGGCTGTTTCGGATGCCAACGGAAGAACTTTGACGGTATTAAACGTGCGGCAGGACTAGGAGAGAATCATGGGCAAGCAGGAAACACGGATCAATCCGGTTGAGTTTGAAATTCGCGAAACAGACACCGGCGGGATGGCGTTTACCGGTTACGCTGCCGTTTTTGATTCCCCATCCGAGCCGTTGCCGTTTACGGAGCGTGTTGCACCTGGTGCTTTCGGGCGATCCTTGCGCACCAGAAATGACGTAAAGCTGTTGTGGAACCACGATTCTGGCGAGGTGCTCGGATCTACACGCGCCAAAACAATGACACTGGTTGAGGACGGTCGCGGGCTACTTGTGGATGCTGCGTTGCCGGATACGACTCGCGGGCGTGACGTTGCCGAGTTGCTGAAACGTGGCGACGTCAACTCAATGAGTTTTGGGTTCACGACGTTGAAAGATTCGTGGGACTCGGCAGGAAATAACCGCACTTTGGAAGCGGTGCGTTTGCACGAAGTTTCAATTGTTGCATTTCCCGCATATTCGGCAACCACGGGCACAACATCAGTGCGCGGTTTGTTCCGGCTTGCTCAGCGGGCATCAGTTGACCCGACGTTGCTTGCTGAGGCGTTGCTCAAAATTGAGTCGGGCGAAGAAATTACCCAGGACGATCGCATGCTTGTGACGGCTGTGCTGGACGAGCTCGCACCGCTCAAGGACGTGGTGACGTTCCAGGCTGACCCGCCAACGTCAATCCTTGGCGACATTGGTCTGCTCGAGTTGAAGAAGGCCAAACTGAAGGTGTTGGAATACGGCAACTAATCACTGTTGCCGTTGTAGAATTGCTACAACAGATGTGCGTCATCGCTGCTGTTGACGGTTGAGCGTTATCGCCACCAAATCACTATCAACCCCAACACATTAGGAGCACAACCATGTCTGAGTTCATCAAAACTCAGCGTGAGGCTCGCGCAAACCTCATTATGCAGGTTCGAGATGTTATCGAAACTGCCGAGGCTGAGAAGCGCGGTCTACTCGCTGAAGACAACCAAAAAATTGAGCGCATTGAAGCTGACATTACCCGGATGGATGAGTCCATTGGGTTTGCGGAGCGTTCTGAACAGCGTCGCCTTGAGGCTGAGCAGGCCGCCGGCACGTTTGTTCCTGCCGCACCCGCTGCCGAGTCTGTCCGCGACATTTTTGCTTCGATGGCTTCGGGCGAAACCCGCTCGCACTCGTTCTCGCACGAAAAGCGCGCTTTGGTTCCCGCAACTGCAACCGTCCCCGTCGGATTCCTTGACCGTGTTTACGGCCTCGCGCGTCTTGTTGGGCCAATGCTGGACACCTCCGAGGTCATCACCCGCAACTCGGGCGAGTCGCTTCGTTTGCCGATTTACACGGCTTACAGCACTGCTTCGATCACTTCGGCTGGATCTGCTATCTCGGAGTCAAACCCGACTTTCGACAGCATCTTGCTTACCCCAAAAAAGACCTCGTTCATTGTCCAGCTTGCTAACGAGCTCATCATGGACCAGGGCTTTGATCTGGAAAGTACGATCAGCGAGCAAGCCGCAAATGCCATAGGATTCTCGGTCAACGCACTGACCACGACCGGAACCGGCACCACACAGCCGACCGGTATCGTTGTTGCGGCTGGCTCGGGTATCACCGGCGGAACCACGACAATCACAGCAGACAACCTTATTGACCTGGCATACAGTGTCGATGGTGCTGCGCGTCGCCTCCCCGGTGTCGGATACATGGCCAACACGTCCACGCTTGGTGTTATTCGCAAGCTCAAGGACACCGCTGGTTACTACATTTACAACGTCACCACGGGCGCACCGGACACAATTCTGGGCTTCCAGGTGTTCGAAAACCCCGGCATGGCGTCCATCGCAACTGGTGCAAAGCCGGTCATCTTCGGTCACCTGCCGTCGTACAAGATCGTTACAACCGGTCTTGACGTCGCGGTGTCTTCGGATGCGTACTTTGCGAACGACGTCACCGCGTACCGTTTCAGTTACCGTTTCGACGGTAACCTGACGCACGCTGGACACGTTAAGTACCTGGCCAACGCGTAACTACCGGCCAACAGGTCAAACCCCCTCGGTAGTAGGTGCCGAGGGGGTTCCTCTGTTTCCGGGCGTTGTGTATGGCTCGTTGTAGACTTTCGCCATGGCGAAACCTACACTTCGTGGCGCTGTCTCGATTGCGTCAAATTCTTACGGCATGCCGACCGGCTACGGGCAACAAGTCAAACAACTTGCCGATCGTATGGTGCGTGCCGGGCTAAAAGTAGCCAACCTGTCTAACTGTGGCCTTGAAGGGTCACTGTCCGAAATTCGCACGCCGTACGGTCCGATTGCGCATTACCCGCGCGGTTACAAACCGTTCTCAGATGATGTAATCCCGGTGTGGCATGAGCATTTTGCTGGCCAGCGACCCGAGCTTCCGTCGGCAGTGTTGACGTTGTTTGATGTGTGGGTGTTCAACGAGCTTGAGTTTGACGGCAATATTCTTGCCTGGACACCACTAGATCATTTGACGCTCCCGCCAAACGTGCAACGTTTTCTTATGCGCGGCAATGTGTCGCCAATCACGATGTCGCCACACGGTCAACGGCAGCTCGAGGCGGTGGGCATTGACTCGACCTATATTCCCCACGGTATCGACGGGCAGGTTATGAAGCCGACCGAGTCGGCGTTTGGTGTGAAAACGCGCGAATATCTGTCCGTTCCCGAGGATGCGTTTCTGGTGTCGATGGTGGCCGCCAATAAAGCTAACGGGCTGGTGCATCGCAAGGCGATCGCGGAAAATCTGTTGGCGTTTAGTCTTTTCCGGCAGGACCACTCCGGCGCCTATTTGTATTTGCAGATGGAGCGTTCAAACGCTTTTGGCGTTTTCAACCTCACAGCGTTATTGAAGCGCGTCGGACTTACTGACGAGTTTGTGCGCGTGCTCAACACTGACGTGAATCGTATCGGTTACCCTGCCGAGGCGCTCGCGGCGTTCTACACGGCTTCAGACGTCTTGTTGGCCGCTAACTACGGCGAGGGATTCGGCGTGCCTGTAGTGGAGGCTCAGGCGTGCGGGACACGAGTTATTACGTCCAGTTGGTGCGCGACCGAGGATCTTGCTGGTGAAGATTCGTGGCTTGTGGATGGCCAAGAATTTTGGGACGAACCGCAACAGTCGTGGTTTAAAGTACCGAACGTTTCCAGCATCCACAATGCGCTGCGTTTGGCGTATCAAGCTGACCGTGGCGTTTGTGATGGCGCGATCAAGTTTGCGCGCCAGTTTGACGCGGATCGGGTATGGGTTGACAAATGGGTGCCATACCTGGCGGAACGGTTCCCGGTATGACCCGCTACGTCTTGGTCCCGACGAAAGAACCAAACGCGGCGCTTTATGAGCTTGTGCGCGTCATTGCCGCTTCGGGCTGGCAGTCCGTTGTCATGGTTTACGGCGAGCACCTAGACAAGGCACCGCCAGCCGACCACGTTTTGATCAAGGACGGTCACTCGTTTAACGCTTGGGCTAACCAGGCGTTCGACTACCTGCTGGCGATCGAGCCGGAACCGCTTGTTGTCATGATGAACGATGACATACAGATACCGGTAGGCGCGCTTACGTCATTGTTTGACGCGCTGGAGCATGCCGACCTCGTATCAATGTCTGGGCGCGGCGAGATGCTGACCCCGGCACCGCTCGAGCCTCACTTGTTCGGCATTCGGCCTTCAACTATGCGGATGCCGGACCCAAACGGATACGCATTGTGGTGGTGGAACACAGATCACCTGTACCACGAGGCAATTCGTGACGGTAAACGCGTCGTGTTTGTCAGTCCGGTGCCGTACACGCACAAATCGTTGAATGGCCAGCAGGATGGGTCGTGGCGCTACCCGCAAGAATTTGAATATTCGGTGCAAGCGGATCATGACTGGTTTTGGCGGCAGTGGTGGTTCCGGGACGAGGCGCACCGAGGCTGTTATTTGAACTGGTGGCCGAAAGCGTTACCTGAAGGACAAGAACACATAACGAAATGGGGATCGGATGTCTAAGTTTGTTTACGCCGGTGGCACGTTTGATTTGCCGCACGCTGGCCACGTCAAGTTTCTGCAACAGTGCGCCGAGCTCGGAACCGTTGTGGTGTCGCTCAACACTGACGAGTTCATTACGGAGTACAAGGGCCGACCGCCAGTGATGACATATGACGAACGCGCGGCAGTGCTTGAGGAGTTCACGTCGGTTGCTGGTGTTGTGCCAAATCTTGGCGGTGCTGATTCTCGGGTGGCAATTGACGTTGTTTCGCCAGATTTTGTGGCCATCGGTTCGGACTGGGCAACCAAGGACTATTACAAACAGATGGGCTTTGATCAGGCATATCTTGACGATCGCGGGATTTGGTTGGTGTACATCCCGTACACTCAGGGCGTTTCAACGACGGAGATTCGGGCACGTTTAGCTGTATAAGTTGTGCTAGAAGGTAGAATTGGCGCATGGCAATAACGAACGGGTACTGCACGCTGGCCGAGGTGAAGGCGGCGCTTCGCATTACCGACTCCGTTGACGATACTTTGCTTGAGTTATCGGTTGAAGCGGCAAGTCGTGAGATTGACGGGTATTGTCAGCGGATTTTTTACCTGCGCACAGCACAGACCCGCGTGTTTACTCCCGAATCATATTTCCTGTGTCAGATTGACGATTTGGTGACGCTGACCACGCTTCAGACGGCAACGGATGGCAGCAACTTTGACACAACCTGGACGGCGGCGAACTACCAGCTTGAACCGCTAAACGGTATTGCTGGCGGGTTCCAAGGGCAACCGTTTACCCGTATCCGCGCGGTCGATAACTACATTTTTCCGGTGTACATGTTGAACGAGGCCACAGTGAAGGTGACCGGGACTTTCGGCTGGCCAGCGCTCCCCGTTGACGTCAAGCAGGCGTGCATTTTGCTGGCGATGCGCCAGTTCAAGCGTTACGATTCACCGTTAGGTGTGGCCGGGTTTGGTGACATGGGCGCATTGCGGGTTGGGCGTACTGATCC